CTAACTTACTGATTTCAATAATGCTCTGGCGCTGCTATGTATGCTTTGGGGCATCTGTGGGGCAAAATCCGCGAGCCTCTGATTCAGCATTGCGATCTGCTCACTACTGCTGTCTGCCATCCACGCACCGTATACGTTGAAGACCATCTGGGCGCTCGCATGGCCCATCTGACTGGCAATGAAGCTGGGGTTAGCGCCAGCTGACAGTGACCAGCACGCATACGTGTGACGCGACTGATATGCTTTCCTGTGCCTTATCCCTGCTCGCTTCATCGCTGCGTCCCATAAATCACCTATCGAGTCGACTTTGTAGATGATCCCCACCTGCTGACATCTTCTGACCAGTTGAGGGTTGAAAACAAATGTACACTCGTGGCTCTCAGTTCTGCCGTATTCGCGCAGCTGAACATCGATCCGATGCCTTTTTCCAAGCCTGGTCATTTCCGCCTGATTCCTCAGGACGCTGATCGCAGGCTGAATGAGGTGTATCACTCTGTTGGTACTGGCCTCAGTTTTCGGTAGAGTGAATTCACCCAGTTTTGTATAATTACGCCTGATTGTTATTGTTCCAGCTTCAAGATCGATATCCTCCCAGGCCAGGGAGGTCAGCTCCCCATGACGCACCCCTGTGTATACTGCAAGTGACCACAGGTTTTTCGTCTGCTGATGCCGGCATGCATCAATCAGGCGAATAAATTCGTCACGATTTAGCGGATCTGGCTCTGCCCTGGCTTTTTTAAGAGGCTTGATCCCGTCGAATGGGTTCGCCTCTAAGTAACCGTGATCTGCGGCAAACTGAAACATTCCGGCAATCGTTGTCATGTAATAATTTACGGTGACAACACTTCGTCCCTTTTCCGGGACCTTCCCCTTCATTGGCATCTGGTGACCTGTCAGTAAATCTTTCCTGATATACAGTAATTCCTCTTTAGTCACCGCCGACACCAGCCGATTACCCACGATCCTTGGCACCATATTCCTTGCGACTGACTCATAACGGTTGAGTGCGTTCGCGCAGATTTCCATTCTCTTCAGATCCAGCCACTTTTCGGCAAGCTCTAACACTGTAATTTCTTTCTTACCCACCCCAAAAGTCTTGAGGTTAGGGGAGTCCGGAAACTGTGCCGAGTACTCAAATGTGCCTGTTCTGATGGCAAAGCATACCGAGGTCCGCAGTTCCCCGGCGATCTTCCTGTTCTTAGCGGTGTCAGGGACACCGAGGCTCTCCCTGACACGCTTACCTTTGAAATTAAACCAGATGCGCAATGTGCCACCGTGGTTTTCGACGCCTGTTGGATATGTAACTTTATCCATTGATTCCTCCAGACGCCCAAGAGCGATCTGAGCTTACCTTTTTCATGGCATCAAATCACCCGGGCTGTTTGTTTTTCATCGACGCCACCCATGCATCGACCGCTTTCCGGTTATACATGCACTCGCTGGAAGGCTTAGGGTTTCCGTCTGGTGAAACGTGCACGTATTCCCGCCCGACCATCCAGCACTCCTTTCTGGCCCGGAGGATGGTTCCGGGCTTGAGCCCGGTAACCGCGATCAGGACACTTTCACAAACCCAGTCATTCGGTACCAAAAGAACAACATCGCTCATACCCACCTCACATCACAATCAGATCACGGCAGTGGAACCACACATTATTCAAATTGACCATTTCATCCATTGGCGGCCTCCTTGCTGAATCCAGCATTGATAACGCTTTTGGCAATTTCGCTGGCGGTGGCGTAGGCCAGCTCTCCATCCTCACCACCAACAGCTTTCATCAGTTCATTCTTGAGAACGCTCTCGTAATCGCGTGGCCAGAATTCCGTGGGCATGTCGAAGGCCATGCAGTAGAAGAAGGTGTCGATCGTTATTTTGGCGGCCTCCTCTTCTGTTCTCTCAGGCTGGCGATAACCAGCTTCCCAGATAGCATCGGTCATTGCAGAGGGATCGCCGGCAGCGGATTTAATCAATTGAACAAGCTCGAACAAATTCGACTCACTCACTGCACACCTCCATTTCCCTTTCTACGGACTCACAGCAGCGGCGGAAAATTTCAGCTGATACCTCATTCCTCAGGGCCCTGATGAGCAATTCATCCCGCGATTTTTGACGCTCAATATTTCTCTCTCGCTCCAATTGACGCAATACGGCCAGGCGGGCAGTGATACGTTTCCGTGTGTTCTGCCACTTAACCCGCGCTACATTTGCCCGGTGCCGCCAGCCGTAGTCGTTGTCGATAACGGTTTCAAGCTGCGAATTGATACTGGCAATGACATCTTCAGCCGTGACCAGCGCCTGCAGGTGGTCGTTTATTGTGACCAGTTGGTTAACATCAATGGATTCAGCTTTCATCCAACAATCCTCCAAAGCAGCTTGCATACTCCGATAAAACAGTAGAACCCCGCTGTTAACCCAATCCCCGTAAGGCTGGAGAAGAAAAGAGTAAACATCACCAGCTCAGATACTTTTTTCATTGGCCCGCACCTTTCTTAGTAGCAGTGATGTAACCTTCCCATCCGCCATAACTGTTCACCATATCCCCCAGTCTTGAGAAACAGGCGTTCAACCAGCGAATTCCACGAGGGGTTAGCGTTGGCACCGTGCCCCAGTCGATGAAATCCGAGTTTTTTCGACCCATATAGCGGATGAGATCGAGAATGTTGATGTAATGTGCACGGCGACGCTCCATACTCCATCCCTTATCAGCGAGGTACGAGTCGATGAATCCCTGTAATGCTGTCTGATTAAGCGAAATATCACCGTACTGGTGGCGATATACAGGGCGACGGTGCAGGCTGACCAAATGAAACAAGTAGGCATCACATACACATGTCAGAGCCTGCCGGTGGGCCAGCTCAATAGAGCCAGCCGGATTCCAGATATCATTATTCACTTCAGAAGCCCTCCGGCTTAATGATCTGAAATCGCCCCACTGATGGGTGCTCAAGAATTTGGTATGAATCTGTCGCTTCTTTCGGCCGTGGTGCTCGCTGGTTCCAGATGGCCGCAGCCATATCACGAGCTTGCGGAGCTAGACTCACACTGCAGCAATCGCAACGGACTACAAACATTGGCTCGCCTTCATAAAGCACAGAATCGAAATCTATTTCATCGTTGCCACAAAGTGGGCAAGGAAGCAGTTCCATTATTTGGCCTCCGGTGAATAAATCGCTTTGTCGTGGCTGTACTCGCCATTCCAAGTCTTTTTCATTGGCAGCTCACCTTTCATGTACAGCTGATACAGACGGTGACAGCCTTTCTCCAGCAGTACTGGCGTAAACTTCGTGAAAGCATCCTTGCCGTGCGGGGTGATCTGCGTCTGGTCTTCCGTCAGATATTTGTCGCGGGCATATGAGGCGACGCGCCAGCGCGGATCTTTCTCTGGGTCGCGTTGCTCGTTAAACACCCAGCCATGCTCGGACGCCCACCACATCATTTTGTTGATGTTGACGCCGTTCAGCGCCTTGCTGAATGCTGGGATCGTCATGCCTTTGGTGAAGTGCTTCTCCAGGCTTTCAACAGTGGCGCTGAGGGTCCTGGTTTCGAGTGCAGCGGCTTCGGCGCGTTCTTCGGCTTCAATTACCATCAAGGCAAGTTCTTTTCGGCTAAGTGTCAGCGGTGTTGCCGGCGTTGCAATAGAGGCGCGGCGGGTGAAATAAAACTCAGCCATATCGTCGTAGAATTCCCAGGACTGATCTGTCTCGAGAATTTTGGCGTGGTTAGCTGCACCGCGTTCAGTCCAAAGAGTCAGGGTGCGAGCTTTGCTTGAGATTTGCAGTCCGCTGAAAGAGTTGCGCAAAATTTCAACATCTCCGCCAGAAAGCTTGAAGTAATGTTTACCTTCAACGAACCGGGATTTGTTGCGGTTGAAGTTGTTGGTGATCATCTGCTCGGTTGCGCCATATCCTGCCGCCAGCTGTTCAGTGGTCACAACTCGCTGACCGCGATACTCGATGATCTGCAGGTCACGGGCCGCTACTGGTGCTAATTCTGCTTTCATTGCCATCTTCATTGCTCCTTAATGCAAAACGTGATTGGCTGGCATTGTTTTACCGGTGCGCAGCTGGGCAGCGAGATCTACAAAAATCTCGTCGAGAAACTCTGCGAACCACGAATGACCGACTTCTTTCAGGCGCTGATCGTTGGCGTAGTAGAACTGGTAAACCGCCAGATAGCGTTCCTCAGGCTTGTGCTCGATCAGTGCGCACTCCACATGCTTAATCAGCAGATTTTCAATAAGTTCCCGGGTTAAGCCGAAGGTAAACTCCTCGGTTTTAAACTGGTATTGCCCGTCACGGAGTCCCCAACGGTTTTCGCAGCTGATGAGATAAAGAAGGGCGACCGTACCGCGCATGGACTGGACGACGGTTTGAGCCCACTCATGCTGCTCTTCTAAAGTAAGGGAGCCCTTGCCATAGCGGTTTTCGTCAAGCATCCAACCAGGAATCGTTACGTCGGATTGCTTCTGGATTTCCTTCAGGCGAGCAACAAGCTGCTTCACGTTATCTTTTTCAAAGTCAGTCATCTGTCTTTCTCCCGGGTATAGGTTTCATGGCTCATTACTTCCCAGTTCTTGCCGCCATCGCGGGAGAGTAGCCGCCAGCGGTGATTAACCTTGAGGCTCAAATTCCCGGAGCCGTGCATACGGCAGGGGTGAATGCGCCTTGCCCTGAACTGGCTTAAAACGTGTACCGCTTTGAGGTGAACCCACTCAGGAATTCGTATTGCTGTCAGTGCCACCAGATCCCCCCATTTCATTACCCTCCGTTTTCGGAGCCTCCACTTTTTGTTTTTTGACGAACTCAACCAGCTCAGAAATGAGCTCGTCGATTAACTCCTTCCCGCTATCCGTAAGGAATTCACCGCTGCCATTAACATCAACAGCGCTGCTGTAAATTCCCTTGATAGCTTTTACGCCTTCGACATTCCCGTACTCACTGATCGCAAGCCTTTCGAATTTTCGTAATAATCCATCAAGAAGAATCTCTGTTAACTCGACCGTGTTAATGCCACCTTTGTTGAGCTTAATAACAAGGCAGTTACTGCCCGTTTTTCGCTGGTGGCGTAATAACGCTGCCTTTAAAATTCGGCGTCGGTAGGTTTCAATTACGTTGTTTTTCACGACGTTCAAACTCCGAATCCATCCACATTGAAACCTGAGCCGACAAGTCAAGGCAGAGGCCAGACAGAGAAATTATTTGCTCGATATCCATATCAATAATATTGGAGTTAATTAATTCCATTAATTGATACAGGTTATCTGCTGTGTTTTTTGCGGTTTCTAGAGAGCTGTCTTTACTGAGCATATTCAGACCCCGTAAGCTTTGCGCATGAAAAGGTTAGAGATATGGCGGTATTCCTCACCATAGGTCGCGAAGAAAAGCCGTGCTGTTAAATACGCAGATTTATCTTTGATGAATGTCATTTTTAACCTAATCCTGTTTTCAGGTTGCAGGAAGCCACACCAGTGAAGGTGTTATTTGTTTTATTGTTTAGCGTTACTTATTGAATTCGATCTTGTCCGCTTTAGAGCTAATAATGCTCTGCATTTCATCCAGTTTTTGGGAGACGAGACTTAAAACCCCAATTGAGTTTGATTCTGTTGGTATATCATCCATTGAATTATAAACGGCAAGCTTACAATCGCCGATATCACAAGCCCAAGAGTTAAGTTGATTAGCTAGCGCTGTTAGCGACTCTAATTTTTGTCCCCGTTGACATTCAGCTCCAGCATGGATGCTAAGTTGCTCCACATACTCGTAAGCAGTTTGGCTGGTCTTTAGCATAGAACGAATCAGGCAGGCAATTGTGTTATCGGCTTCCGGTGAAAATTCATTTATGCGGTAAATAACCTCCAGTAACGAAGCATTCTCAGTGATTTCCGCAGCAATATCATTTAGCATTTCGATTGGATTTTTCATTATCGTTTATCCCATTCATTTTTATGGGCCTCGTTTGCATAGTTGCAGACAAACGCGAGAAGAATGTCGCTAATTTCTCTATACTCGTCATCATCAACCGCCGATAACAAACTAGCTGCTTCAACAATCAAGGACATATTCTTGAATGCATCACAAGGATGGATGGACAACCCCTTAAATGTTTTTATCTTCTGAGACATTTTCTATCACCTCTGAGTTGATTTGATAGAATGATGATAGAGCCTGCTATTGGCCTTTGCAATAGGTATTGCTATTTAAATTGCTATTGATTTTCATGTCATTGATATCAAAAATAAAAAAATCTATTGCTGATGTGTTTGTAACAGCACGGTAGAAATAATTGTCCTTTAGACAGTGATCTAGCAATACATGAGATATCGGGAGTTGGAGCATCGAAGCTTGAGAATAAAATGGACTGTGAAAGGGCGAGATACTCGCAGAGAGAAAGAGGGTAGGAGTTCCGATAAGGTAGTCGCCCGCCTGGTTGACTGGTGGTTACTATTGTGGGGGCACATAGAAAACCCGGCGCACTGGCCGGGTTTAGAATCTACTCAGCTTGTTATGCGTAAGTTTTTATTTTCATTTGCATTATTCACCCATGCTTCCTGTAAGTCTGCGGCATGCTGCCGATCACCTTTCCGAAGATGAAAATTTTGTTCATCTCTTCCTTCTCGATTGGGTCCCATGGTAGATAGGTATGGTTGTCAGAGATAACTAAGAGTTTGTCTTTCATCTTTTGTAAGCGCTTAACATGCGATGTGTCATCGTAGATGAACGCGTATATACCGTCGCCGTCGAAATGCTGAACGCTGATATCGACGAAGAGTAAGTCCCCTGGCTCTATGGTGCCAGACATGCTATCACCTCGAACGTTGATGATGCGTATCTGCTCCTGTTTCCGGCCATTAAACATTTGACGGGCATCTTCAACTGAGTATTCCACGGAGCGCAGCACCTCCACGAATTCGCTGTTAATTATGCCCGGGCCAGCACTTACGGTAAGGTCGAGTACGTCAACTCTGAAGATGGCTGGATCTTTTTTGTTATTCATCGGTGGGGGTGGTTGTTGGTCGTCACCCCTCATTGGTCCAGTACCGTTTGATAGCCACTCCGAACGAACACCCAGGGCATTAGCTATTTCAACGATTTTAGTTGTGCCTCTAGCATTTCCAGATGTTATTCGCCATATGGTTGGTTGTGCCATATTCGCCGCTTTGGCTAACTGACCCTGGCTCATGCCCATCTCATGCATTGCGTAGTTAAGTCTGTCAGCTAGCGTCTTAAGTGTTCTCTCTTGCATATTTATAGCCTCCGCTATCACATTCTAGTCAAGCATGATAAACAAGTCTATTGCTCATTCCAATAGCAATTGCTATCATAATTTCGATAGCAACTGAACGGGATTAGCAAAAAAATGAAATCAGCAATTGAAAGAGCTATTGATGCTGCTGGAGGAGTAAATGCTCTAGCTCGCGCTATAGGTGTAAAACAACCCTCTGTCTCTCGCTGGAGAAAGGTTGGTGTTGTTGGGGTGGAACATGTGCCTGATGTTGCGGCCTTTACTGGGATTCCCGCCCATGAACTGAGACCTGACAAACCAAAATTATTCCCGCACCCGGGCAATGAGGTGTGACATGTCGCACTCAATCACTACCGAAAACCAAATTAAGCCATTGGATATCGATTATCGCGATCCGCACGGTGTGATTGTGCATGTCACCGGCTGGAATCGGGATAAACAGCAGGTGTACTTCACCAGGCAGAATTATCCGCATGAATGCATGCAGCCAGTCTGGAAGTTTCAAAATTATTTCAGGAGGGTTGGGGAGTGAGCAATTTCTTACAGCTCGTTGATCGTCCAATAGCATTTCAACGGTCCTTCGTTCGCCTTGGCGTGGGTATTACAGGTGCATTGCTATTGTCACAGATTGTCTATTGGCAGAACCGCATGGAAGGGAATTGGTTCTACAAAACCCAGACAGATCTCGAAGAAGAGACTGGATTAACGCGTTACGAACAAGAGGGAGCGCGTAAAAAGCTGGTTTCCTGTGGCGTACTGGAGGAAGCAAAACGTGGCATCCCAGCAAAATTATATTTCAGAGTAAACCAGGAGCGCTTGGAAGAACTTCTACTCGGCGAAAACCAGCATGCAGGTATGGGGAAAACCAACAAACAAGGATGCGGAATTTCCGCAAACAGTGATGCGGAAAACCAGCATGCAGGTATGGGGAAAACCAACGAGCAGTCATGTGGAAATTCCGCATCCATTCATACAGTAGATTACCAGGAGACTACACAGAAGATTAATACAGAGAATAAATATCTTGGTGCATCGGCTGAAGCCGACACACCGAAAGTGAAATCTTCAACTAATTATTCTCCTGCATTTGAAGAAGCCTGGCAGGCATACCCAAAGCGTAGCGGTGGAAATAACAAGCTAAGCGCATTCAAAGCCTGGAACGCACGTATTAAACAGGGCGTAAAACCAGAGACGATGCTGGAAGGGGTTAAGCGCTACGCAGCTTTCATGGCCTCTGAGGGAAAGATCGGTACTTCGTTCGTCAAGCAGGCGGCGACGTTCTTCGGGCCGGATAAACATTTCGATGAACCGTGGCTGGTAGACACCCAGGAAAACAAAGTCCCTACCCGACAAGACCAGTCCCGCTACGAGTGGTACGCAAAGTCTGATGACGGCTCTGCCGAAGTGTTTATCAATCAGTCAGCGATCGATCGCATGAACCGTGGCGGGTATCGCCCATGAAAATACTCCTCAAGCGTGTGCTGGTGGCCGGATATAACCACGGCGTTCTGTGCGAGGGATTTGTGAGATGGTTTTTTGTTAAATTCGATTTACGGAGTTTGTGAGTTATGAGCCCAGCTGAACTATCAGAAAAACTATGGGATAACGCTGAACGCGTCGCTAAGTTTCTCCTTCCGAAAGGACATCTGGAGGGGAAGGAGTGGTGTGCTGGCAATACGAACGGTGACTCAGGCAAAAGCCTCAAGGTCAATATCGGCGGTAAAAAATCATGGGCTGACTTTGCCAGCGGAGACAGTGGTGACCTGCTGGATCTCTGGGTGCTGGTGCGTAATTGCCAACTGCACGATGCAATGCGAGAGGCGAAAGAGTTCCTTGGCCTGAAAGATGACGATCACCACTTCGAAGCGAAGAAAAAAACGTTCTCTCGCCCGACGAAGAAGGGCGTTAAATCGGCCAGCAAATGCTACGACTATCTTGCTTCACGTGGCATTACCCGTGAAACGGCCGATCGTTTTAAAGTGACAGATGCGGTGGTCTGGTACCACGACGAAAACCGAGAGGTGCCTGCCGTGGCATTTCCGTATATCCGGAACGGCGAACTGCTTCAGGTAAAACGTATCGGTACCGAACGGCCAAACGGCAAAAAGCTAATTATGGCTGAAGCTGATTGTGAACCATGCCTGTTTGGCTGGCAGGCGCTGGATAAAAATACCCGCCTGGTAGTGCTGTGCGAGGGGGAGATTGACTGCATGACCTTCACGCAGCTTGGCTATGATGCCCTGTCTGTTCCCTTTGGCGGCGGTAAGGGTGCCAAACAGCAGTGGATTGAATATGAATACCATAACCTCGATCGCTTCCAGGAAATTTGGCTGTGCCTGGACAACGACGATGTAGGCCGTGAAGCTGCAAAAGAAATCGCCAGACGTCTTGGGGAACATCGTTGCCGCATGGTTGAACTTCCCCACAAAGATATCAACGATTGCCTGATGAACGGCATGGACAGTGACTCCATTCTGGAATACATGGAGCGCGCCAAATTCTTCGATCCCGATGAGCTTTGCTCAGCAGGGGACTTGCTTCAGGAAACTATCGAGGCATTCGAACATCGGGATACCGGTCTGTTTACAAGCCCATGGGCTTCGCTGAACAACAACTTTAAGTTCCGTGCCGGTGAACTGACCCTCGTCAATGGTGTGAATGGACATGGAAAAACAGAGCTCGTTGGACATATCGCGATTGATGCGATGAGTCAGGGCGTCAGGACGTGTATTGCTTCTCTGGAGCTTAAACCAGGCAAAATGCTTGCCCGACTCACGCGGCAAACCATCTGCACTTCCTCACCGAAACGTGAAGAAATCATTATGACCAACGAATGGTTTTCTGACCGCCTTTGGGTATTCAAACTTACCGGAACGGCCAAAGCAGACCGGCTTCTTGAGATTTTTGCCTATGCCCGGCGCCGCTATGGCATTGAGCTGTTCGTCATAGATAACCTGGCTAAATGTGGCTTAGACGAAGAAGACTACACAGGTCAGAAGGACTTCATCGATACGCTGTGCGACTTCAAGAACGAGCATAACTGTCACGTCCTGCTGGTTACCCACGCCAGAAAAACAAACGACTCCGCTCCAACCGGAAAGATGGACGTAAAAGGCACTGGCGCCTTAACCGACATGCCCGACAACGTTATGGCCGTCTGGCGCAACATTCCCCGTGAGCTGGCGCAGAGAAAAGCGGATCGTATGGGTTATGAGAGCCTCGACAAAGACGAACAGGCCGCGATCAATCTCCCCGCCTCAATGATTCGTTTGTTGAAGCAACGAGAAGGCGAAGGGTGGATCGGTGACATCGGAGCTAATTTCGACTCTCGCTCTCACCAGTTCCTGGAAGGCGAGAAAAAACCATTTAACTACCTGGTCGGTAAGCCGCAAAGCGAGCTTGATCTCGAGTGGGAAGCCAGCAACGTAACGAGGGTTTGAGATATGGAACTTGAAGCATCACTAAAACACTTTAGCCCTCAGGGTATGCACATCAGCGACGACGTGAAAGGAACCTCTCCGGATCGCCTCACCGGCACTGATGTTATGGCAGCGATTGGTACCACCAGTAGCCGTGCGCGCTTCGGCCTGGCTGCTTTCTTCGGCAAGGCCGGCATCAGCAAAACAGATGAACAGCTCGCAGTTCAGGCGCTGGCTCTTTACGCGATGGAAACGGCACCAAAGAATGTTCGCAAAGCAGCTGGTGGGCATTTTGGATGGTGCATGCAGATGCTGGCGCAGTTTGCCTTTTCTGATTACTCCCGTTCGGCCGCCACCAGCGTGACCTGTCACAGCTGTTGCGGTACCGGATTTATCTCCGGACATGAAGATGTAATTAAATACCCTGGCATCTTCGACGCTGACGGTGCCGAAGTGGTGGCCCCGAAGATTAAAAATGAGCTGGTGAAAAGGGTTTGCGAAACCTGCGGAGGGAAAAAGGTAATCCTTGCGCGGTGCAGATGCGGCGGTAAAGGTGAAGTGCTGGATCGCAAAGCGACCAAAGAACGTGGCGCACCGGTTTTCAAAACGTGTGAACGTTGCTCTGGTAATGGCTTCTCTGCTATCTCCTCGGCGACGGTACACCGTGCCATTTTGAAGCGTCTCCCGGACCTCCATCAATCCTCATGGTCACGCAACTGGAAACCCTTCTATGAAATGCTGGTGGACACTCTGCGCCAGGGGGAGCGTCACGCAGCAGTGGAATTTGAGAAGGCGACAACTTATTAATATGATCGGAGCAAATAGCGACACTTTTTTGCATGTTAGTGTTGACTTTGCATAAAACTGTCCTGTATGCTTCTGATTATGGAGTATAACGCCTGTAGATAATTAACCTCGAAAAAGCCCGCCACGTTGCGGGTTTTTTTGTACCCGAATTTCCCGCGCACCGCCCGCGCATTCATCACGTCGAACCAATCCATTTGAAATGAGCCTTTGAGGAAGTCGGTTAGCGCTGGCGAGCCTCGACGGGCTGGTTTCCTGTGCGGCAAAGGTTCATTTCAAAGTAAGGCATACGCATATCATGAGCATCACCCAAGAACGGCTGAAAGAGGTTCTGAAGTACGACCCTTTGACTGGTTTATTTGTTTGGATCAAGCGAACAAACTCACGGTCTACGCCTGGCAAAATAGCCGGGAACGCAGATACGTACGGCTATATCCAGATAATGATCGATAAGAAATTAATTTTCGCTCATCGGTTGGCTTTTTTGTATATGGACGGTGCGCTGCCGCCGGCTGATAAGTGTGTCGATCATATCAATGGCAATCCCAAAGATAACCGATGGGACAACTTACGTATCGTTACCCAGTTTGTTAATCAACAGAACAGACACAAAGTTCGAAAAGGGGCGAAGTCCAAGCTGATTGGAGCAAACTGGTGCAAAGCTCGCGGCGTATGGCGTTCCGCTATTCGCATCAACGGGCAACGTAAAGAGCTCGGTAGTTTCCAAACTGCGGAGTTGGCTCACGAGGCTTACATGAAAGCTAAAGCTGAAATGTGTCGTTAACGCCTACACGAATAAAATAAATTAAGCCCTGCCTGTATTAGTGGGGCTATTTAGTTTCTACACAACGGAAATCGCTTTGAGTATGTGACGACATCCCGGTGAGACCAGGCACACTTCCCTGGCGCGGCAAAGCGATCCCCATTGTGATGAAGCTCAGCGGCGAGCTAGGGAATAGTTTTGCGGTGAATATTCTGGATAAGTAGCCACAAGGCGCGCGTAACCCAATCGGCAGCGCACCGATGGAAGCTGGTTCGACTCCAGCCTTCACAATCATTACTACGGGCTACCTTCGGGTGGCCTTTTTTGTTTCCCCTCCTTCTGAGAGAACTCACGGCAATGAAGTATTGACCGGCGGAATGATTTCGGCGTAATTTGTTTGTGTGGTGAATCCTTTCTAAGCGAAAGGGCGTTCCAGTCAACTGCTATCTGCAGGTATGCGCGCGGCTTTGCTGACTGGGGTAGAGTCACCGGGAGGCACCCGGCACCATGACAACAACAATACAAGTTTCAAATTCCTTGAGAGCCTGCCATAAAACGCAGGCCTTTTTTTATGGTTTTGCAAACTGCTGCTACGCTTTGAGTTGTGGGAAGTAACTGAATGCCCGGTGGTTCTCCTGGACCGATAGTGAATCAGCCGATACAGCTTCACCTCTGAGCATAAGTCTTACTCACACCTACCTTACAAATAGTCAACTCATTAGCCCGCCATCAACAGCGGGCTTTTATTATTTCCCCTCAAACTTACTGAGAGGATTCATAGCAATTACAGAGGGGGCGTAATGTCCGATCCATTAACCGGCACTGGTGCAGTTCTCGGCGGAGGCCTGCTGGGTTCAGTCCTGTATGGTGTCTTTACTCATACAGATTTCGGCGTGGTGTTTGGAGCGTTTGGTGGTGCGGTGTTTTACGTCGCGACAGCTGCAAACCTTACGCGTGCTCGCCTGGCTGCATATTTCCTTACATCATTCATTGTTGGAGTGCTTGGCGCCGGGTTTGTTGGTTCATGGCTAAATGCTGCCTCGAGTTATGAAAAACCACTGGATGCACTCGGTGCAGTGATTTTGTCTGCACTGTGTATAAAAATCCTAACTTTTCTTAATAACCAGGACCTGAACACCCTGTTCGGTTTTTTCTCACGGTTACGCGGAGGAGGGGGAAATGGTAATTGACCCGTCAGCAGTCTTTAATGCGTTTATTTGTGCGGCCATCGTCATCGTGCTGATGTTTTACCAGCGACATGGCGCCCGGCATCGCCCCTTTATTTCTGTCCTGGCGTATATAACCGTGCTGGTTTACGCCGCGATCCCCTTGCAGTTCATCTTCGGCCTTTATCGTGATTCCAGCTGGCTGGTGGTGGTCGCAAACATTCTTATCTTCGCCGCCATCCTGAAGGTTCGTGGAAATATGGCGCGGCTGGTTGATAGTCTGAGGCACTAATGAACCAAACACAATTTCAGAGGGCGGCTGGTATCAGCGCCGGGTTAGCTGCGCGCTGGTTTCCGCATATCGACGCCGCTATGAAGGAATACGGCATCACCGCACCGCTTGATCAGGCCATGTTTATTGCCCAGATGGGGCATGAAAGCACCAGATTTACCCGGCTGGTGGAAAATCTTAATTATGCGGCTGAAAACCTGGTCCTGACGTTCGGCAGCCACCGCATCACTCCACAGCAGGCCGCCGCGCTTGGCAGAACGGCAGCGCACCCGGCTAATCAGAAAGCGATCGCCAATCTGGTGTACGGCGGTGAGTGGGGTAAAGAACACCTGGGCAATCAGTCAGCAGGCCATGGCTGGAAATATCGCGGTCGTGGGCTGAAACAGATTACCGGCCTGAGCAACTATCGCAGCTGTGGCCAGGCGTTGAAACTGGACCTTGTTACCCATCCGGAGCTGCTTGAACAGGATGAATACGCCGCGCGCTCAGCTGCATGGTTCTATTCGTCTCGCGGTTGCCTGCTTCATTCCGGCAATGTTGAGCGCGTTACGCTGCTAATCAATGGCGGCAGAAACGGGCTGGATAAACGCCGCGCGCTGTTTAACCTGGCGAAATCTGTTCTGGTGTGAGGTGTCTATGAGCATCATCGAAATGATTTTGGGCGGTATTGCTGCGCTGGTGGCCGTCGCATTCAGCGGTTTTGTTGCTGGCAATATTCGCGGCAGTGGAAAGGCAGAGGCAAAAGCCAGGCAGCAGCGCACCGAAGAGAACGCAGCGGCGGCAGTTGCGGCGGCAGAACGTAAAGCGGAAGTCACTAAAGAGGCCAGTAATGTCCAGCAGACTGTTAATCACATGCCTGATGACGTTGTTGATCGCGAGCTGCGGGACAACTGGACCCGTAAGGGTTGAGGTAGTGGACACGGCTTGTGACTGGGTTAAACCCATCTACGGTACGGAACACGACTGGGATGTGCTGGATCGCCAGACCAAGAAAGACATCCTGGCGCATAACAAGGCGTGGCAGGAAAATTGTCATAAACAAAACAAGATCATACCTTGATGCAGGTTAGCTTCTACATGTAACAAGAATTTTTGTCTGTGATTCTCGAGGATCTAACAGTTGGTTATTCCCTCAATTCGTTTTGGTTGATATATTGCAACCAAACATGGAGGCGATATGACTGACTTTGGCATCATTCGCAACCCTCTAACAATCATCGCTGTTTTTGCTGGTTTGGTAGAGGTGAGTGCGACGACTGTTCTACCATTCATACATGATGTAAGTCTACAAAGCCGTTTTTTATGGTTTCTAATGTTCTTTCCTACGATGTTGGTAGTTATGTTTTTTGGAGTTCTAGTCTTTAAACCAAAAGCTCTCTACGCTCCAAAAGACTATCGGGAAGACAAATCATTTATTGATATGCACTCAGGTCAGCGTGTGGAGTTGGGTGGTGCAAAAATTGAACATAGTAAACCAGTTAAAATTAAAATTGGGGACCGTTTATGGAGTTAGGTAATCAACAGATTATAGAGGGTGCCACAATTAAACTGGATGGCGGCTCTTATCGTAATGTAATGTTTAAATCATGCACTATGGTTTATTCGGGCTCAGGAAATCCAGTGGATTTTTTTGGTTGCTCATTTATTGACTGTTCTTGGCACTTTGATGGAGCAGCAGCGAACACGCTTTCGTTTGTTAATACTTTGGCAAATGCTATGGGTAATGATGGAAAATTATTCGTCATGCAAATGTTCAAAGATGTGTTTAAATAGATGACTATAAGCACTTAGGCCTCACTTATGTGAGGCTTTTTTATTAGCTTAGTTCATTACTTTTTGAAACTAGTACAAACTTATCTGTTTGTAGCATTCGTAATGCCTAGATCTTAACCGGGATAAAAATTAGAATGAACTCGCAAGGGAGTAAGGCATTACAGCAGGCATTCACTGAGTGCCTGCTGTAAAATGGATGGTTAGAGTAATTTTATAAATTTATCGCTGTCGTTAACTTGCTTGGCAATCCTGAGAATTACCGCAGCAATAGAGGCAATGAACTTTTCACGATTTGAAATGCCTTCGTCATTGAGATGTATTCCTTTATCACCAACCAGAATGCCAAATTTGGGGTTTTCAATTAGCTCTTTTTGATCGCCCTTGCTTATGTGGGCGATTAATTTATTTATCTCTTCATCGGTAATTTCTGAGTTATCAATTTGATGAGAGCGCGCATTCCTGATTTTGTTTACGACTTTAAGCTCTTGGTAAGAAAACTCATTCAAACCAAAATTTGTAGCGAGTTTGAGTTTTGCCGCGTATGACATAGTTAAGTTTTCGCCGAAACCATCAAAAAAATTAACGTTGTTTGATGCCGCACAGCACCACGCTTCAATAATTTTCTCGGTTACCAGGTGAAGGCGCAAGACGACACCTATGTCGTCTTCGCTTTGCATTATCGAAGATAGCCTTTCCCATGTTTGCTCATTAAGCAGAACCATTTCATCGAAAATTTTCTTATTCATAAATCATTCCTTTGTTGATTGTGCCAGTGCTCGTGGGCAGATGAGCACTCTACACCAGTATACAGAGAGGTAAGCCATGGGCGGAACAATTGAAATCAGTGAGGTTGGGATGACAGTCAATATGGCTGGTGGCGGGAAAATAGTTGTCGGCAATTGGGGTGATGGCCCAGTAAATACGGCAGCCGCTCGCCCCCCCCTTACCCCGGAAGAGGAGCTTTATGGTCGTGGGCTCTGTCTTCTGCCTGATGGCTGGGAAGATCTAAGCGGTGACGGGCACTGGCAATATCATCTTAGCGAATCTTTGCGTCATCTATGGTCTTCGTTCAACAGGGAACAGAAGATGGCTATCGCTTACTCCATTAGCGAATTGTCAGATGAGCTGACGAATATCACATACGAAAGTTCCTGGTAATAACATCTCTGCGCATCGCATGCGCACATCAAAGAAAGTCTTTCAGCTGTGAGCCTGGGCAAACCGTTAACTTTCGGCGGCTTTGCCGTGCGACAGGCTCACGTCTAAAAGGTAATAAAATGAGCGGGCTTGTAAAAAATGCAGGTAAAACCTGTTCTGTTGTTTCATGTGAACGACAAGCGCACTGCAAAGGCATGTGCCAGATGCATTATCTGCGACTCTATAAGACTGGCTCCCTTGAAGCTAAAACCCCGGTCGACAGATTGAGAAGCAAGTATTTGGTTGATGAAAAAACCGGATGCTGGAATTGGCTTGCATACATAAATCCAGACGGATATGGAATGTTCAAGCATAAGGGAATGATGACCCTGGCCCACAAAGCCAGTTATGAACTACTGGTTAAGAATGTTCCTGATGGATTTGAACTTGATCACGTCTGCCATAACCGAAAGTGTGTCAACCCAAAACACCTAAGAGTAGTAACGCACACAGTAAATGTTTGGAACCGAATAAAGCCTTTGAGCTCGACTGGTGTGATGGGTGTCTCAATCAGGGAAAGCGGAAACTACAGGGCAAGACTGACAAGGAATGGCGATATCATTTTCCAAAAGGAATTTGAAACATTATCAGAAGCAACGGCTGCGGTTGAAAAAGCACGTTGCGAATTTGAGGGCAAATAATGGACGTCATTGTTGATGGGGTTCCTTATGTCCGCGCCGATAGCGTTTCTCACAATAAAATCGGGATCGCGATAACTACGCATAACAGGCCGCAGGTACTCGTAAATTCACTTGAGCAACATCGTAAACATTTACCTACCGGCGCTGTGGTATTCGTCATCGATGACGGGTCCAGCCCTCCAGCAAAAGTACCGGATTGGTGCAAGTTAATCCGGCACGATAAGTCACTTGGGATTGTTGCATCGAAAAATGCCAGCCTTGAATGCCTTATGGACTCAGGATGCGAACATTTATTTTTGTGGGATGACGATGCGTATGCCATCGCTGATAACTGGCATCTTCCCTACATCAAATCACCCGAGCCACATCTGGCTTACCAGTTTCTCGATCTGGCTGGCCGCAACAAGTTGAATGACCTTTCGGTGCTTTACCGTGACGATCAGCATGTGGCGTATACCGGGCAGCGCGGCGTGATGCTGTATTACCACCGCAGCGCCATCGAGAAGGTTGGCGGATTCGATCCTGTATACGGTCGCGGCATGTACGAGCATCCCGATCTGGCGCTACGCATTCACAATGCCGGGTTATCGACCTGGGCGTTCGCTGATGTGGTCGGCTCTGAAAAGCTGATTCACTCAATGGATGAGCACGAAGAGGGCACGCGCTCAATTCCCCGGCCTGACCGTGAAGCACTGGTGAAACGCAACGTTGGGATATTCAACGCCAGACGCGATAGTGGTTATACCGGATTCGCGTCATACGGTACCAATCCGAACCTGGTGATTACGACGCTGCTCACGAACCAGCCAGACCCACAGCGCGCCGGGAAGATGAAACCCGACCCGCAGGCTCTGCAGGCTTGGGCAGACTCAATATCCGGCGCGCTGCCGATTGTCCTGGCTGACGAATTAAAAGAGTCGCCGACTGGTGCCGGCCTGTTTGAAGTTCCGCTGGTGAACATGAGCCCTTACTTTGCTCGCTGGCTACACATCTATCAGTTTCTGCGTGCGCATCCTGAGTATCATCTTGTTTGGTGTACGGACGGTACTGACGTCGAAATGTTGCGAGAGCCATGGGCAGAAATGGAGCCGGGTAAAATTTACGTGGGCTCAGAGCATAAGACGTATGCCGACGAATGGATGAGGGTCAATCACCACGGCAGTGCATACCGACAATTTCTGGAGCGGCACCGCGACGAACCTTTGCTGAATGCTGGTCTGCTTGGTGGCAGCCGTGAGGACGTCATGGAGTTTGCACACCGGATCATCCGCCTTTACTACCGGATAGAGAGCCATCGCTTCTGGAAGATGGAGACAGCACCCGCAACGCTGGTGGATATGGGCGCGTTCGGTATGGCTGCAAAGTCATTCGGTGATCGAATCGTCACAGGCCCTAAGGTTCACACCATCTTCAAAACTGACGGATTTGGTAAGGAGGCCGCATGGTGGAAACACAAGTGAAGTTTGTTGTGGTTGGCCATCACTCGCGCATAGGTCATGCGCAACGACTTGCCTCGCTGCTGGATGCTCATCTGCTTATTGATGACGGTAACCGCGGCGCGAACTGGAATCATCGTCGCGCTATCGAATGGGCTGCTGAGCAACCTTGCCGGGTAGTGGTGTTGGAAGAAGACGCGCTTCCTGTGCAGGGCTTCACCGATAAGGTAACTGAATGGCTGGTGCGCTTCCCTGACGACATGCTGAGCTTTTATCTCGGTACCGGCCGACCGCCGCAGTATCAGAAAGAGATTGCCGGAATGCTGGTGGATGCGGATCGCGTCTGTGGTGACCACATCGTATTAAGCAAACTGATTCACGGCGTATGTTATAGCCCTCCTCGGGGAAGTTTGGCGCGCATGCTCAGTACATGGAACAAAACGCTGGCAGCTGATTACGCTGTCGGTGAGGCATTCGGTGGTCGGGTGATTTATCCGTGTTACTCGCTGGTGGATCACGCTGACCTCCAGACGGTTGAGCGTCACCCTGACAACGAGCCGAGGACAGAACGCCGCCGCGCATGGAGGCTGGCATAAGCTGTTGTTTATCCCATCCTTCCTCACTTTGAGCACCGTTACGCATGGAGACTGTCATGAACAAAGAGCCCCGCGTATATGGCAGCCGATGGGATAAGGCCCGTCTGCGTTTCCTGCAGCAGCACCCACTATGTGTGATGTGCGAGCAGCAGGGGCGGATTACCCCAGCAACGGTGGTTGACCATATCGAGCCCCACAAACTCAAAGATGCGCTTAAGTCAGGTAACCCGCTGGCCATATCGAAAGCACAGCTCCTGTTCTGGAGTAAAGAGAACTGGCAGCCACTGTGTAAAGCGCATCATGACTCAACGAAACAGAGGATGGAGAAGAGCGGCGCGGTAATAGGCTGTGATGCCAATGGCTACCCGCTCGATCCTGCGTCTCACTGGAGCACGTAATGAAAGACCTCAGCATTGAATACCGCAATGGAAAATTCGTTCGCCTGGTGATTGATGGCGTGGAGATGAAGGACGTGACATCCATTCAGTTCTCGCACGCTGTAGGGCAGGAGATGCCGACGGTGACCATTTCAGGTCATGTTGTCTCCGGGCATCGGAAAGGCGATCAGAAACTCGAACAGGTAGACAAACATTCGGCATAGCGCGGCGGCGGCAAGTCGATTACCTATCATGTGAAATCATTTCAAATGCAACGATATCAAATGAGAATGAATCGCATCAGGGCAGGGGGGGGATCAAATCTTCAAAACCTTTGCCCCAAATGACCGCCGCCAAAGTTTGATTTTAACGCTAACCCGATTTTTTTAGTTTTAAGGTGTTGACATATGGCAGATAAACGAACCCGTTCCGACAGTTCGGCGGCAGCGGTTCAGGCCATGAAAAATGCAGCAGTGGACACCATCGATCCTCCGTCCCATGCAGGTTTGGAGAAAAAAGCCGAACCATTCTGGCATGACAATATCAGATCGAAAGCTCTGGACAGCTGGACGCCTGCCGACCTGCTGGCCGCCGTAGAACTTGCTAATAATCAGCTCTATATCACCGTTTTACGCAAGGATTTACGCAAAGAAGAGCGTATACGCGGGGAGGAGCGAGACGAAGGCCTTATTAAAGACCTCCGCAAGCAAATTGTTGAGCTACAACGAACTATCCTGGCTCAGCGCCGCGACCTCCAGATCCATTCCCACGCAACCAACGGCGAAAGTCGCGACCAGAAGAAACGTAATCAGAACGATCGTGATGCACGGAATACCAAAAACGGGCATCAGGACCAGGACGACAACCTGATCGCCTTTCCCAAGCACGGATAACAGACTATGACGCGAGGTGAGCGTGTAATAGCGTTCATTGAGCGCTTTTGCATCGTGCCGGAAGGCAAGCTTATCGGCCAACCTATGCGGTTGGACCCCTTTCAGAAAGATTTCATCCTGGCGGTTTACGACAATCCAGCCGGAACGGATATGGCGATCCTCAGCATCGCCCGAAAAAACGGTAAAACAGGCTTAATCGCTGGAATCCTCCTGGCTCACCTGGTGGGGCCTGAAGCGGTCCAGAACACGCAGATTGTCAGCGGTGCACTTAGCCGGGAACAGGCGGCCATCGTTTTTAACCTCGCGGTGAAGATGGTCAACCTGAACCCTAAGCTGCAGGAGATTGTTCACATTACGCCAAGCGGCAAAAAGCTGATTGGTTTGCCGTGTAACGTCGAATACAAGGCTTTATCCGCAGAAGGTAAGACGACGCACGGCCTTTCCCCCATTCTGGCCATTCTCGATGAAACCGGGCAGGTCAGGGGGCCGCAGGATGATTTTATCGATGCAATAACTACCGCGCAGGGGGCGCATGAAAACCCGCTGCTGATTGTTATCAGTACGCAGGCAGCAAACGATGCTGACCTGCTGAGCATCTGGATTGATGATGCGGTCAAATCGAAAGATCCGCACATCGTGTGCCACGTTTATGAAACGCCAAAAGACGCTGATATCAGTAAACGCGAGTCCTGGCTGGCTGCGAACCCGGCACTGGGAACATTCAGGTCAGAAAAAGACATGGCGCGCCAGGCTGAGAAAGCTGGCCGAATGCCAAGCTTCGAAAACACCTTCCGAAACCTCAACCTCAATCAGCGCGTGTCTACCGTATCGCCGTTTATCTCCCGCAGCGTGTGGGAGCTTTGCGGAGAGATGCCGATTAACACGCCGAGGAAGTGGTACGCGGGGCTGGATCTGTCAGCCAGAAACGACTTAACGGCGCTGGTTATCGCTGGTGAAGCAGATGATGGTGTCTGGGATGTTTTCCCCTTCTTCTGGACACCGCAAAAGACTCTTGAAGAGCGAACCAAAACGGACCGCGCACCCTATGACGTTTGGGTTAGAGAGGGGCTGCTGCGCACCACGCCAGGCGCTTCGGTGGATTACTCATTCGTCGTTGCGGATATCGCTGAAATTATCGGTGATTTCGACCTTACCTCGATGGCTTTTGACCGCTGGCGCATTGACCAGTTCAGGAAGGATGCCGATGCCATTGGGCTGAGCCTCCCGCTGATCGAGTTCGGACAGGGTTTTAAGGATATGGGGCCAGCTGTAGACACGCTGGAGTCTCTGATGCTTAACGGGCGGGTGAGGCATGGCATGCACCCCGTATTAACGATGTGTGCTGTGAATGCGGTGGTGGTGAAAGATGCTGCTGGCAACCGCAAGCTCGATAAGTCCAAAGCAACAGGCCGTATTGATGGCATGGTCGCAATGACAATGTCCGTTGGTGCTGCTAATGGGGAAGTTACCGAACAGGGTGGTGACTTCGATGACTTCATTTTCCGACCGCTGAGCATGTGATGGAAGAACCTAAATACACGATTGACCTGCGCACCAATAACGGCTGGTGGGCAAGGCTGCAGTCCTGGTTTGTCGGCGGGCGTTTAGTCACCCCAAATCAGGGCTCACAGACGGGGCCTGTTTCGGCCCACGGACACCTGGGCGATTCATCCATTAACGATGAACGGATACTGCAAATTTCGACGGTTTGGCGCTGCGTGAGCCTGATTTCAACGCTCACGGCATGCTTACCGCTTGATGTCTTCGAAACAGACCAGAATGACAACCGCAAAAAAGTGGGTTTGAGCAATCCGCTGGCGCGACTGCTGCGCTACTCCCCTAATCAGTACATGACCGCCCAGGAATTCAGGGAGGCCATGACGATGCAGCTCTGTTTCTATGGTAACGCGTATGCACTGGTGGACCGCAACAGCGCGGGTGACGTGATAAGCCTTCTCCCGCTTCAGTCTGCCAATATGGATGTGAAACTCGTCGGAAAAAAAGTGGTTTATCGCTATCAACGCGACAGCGAATACGCCGACTTTTCGCAGAGAGAGATTTTTCACCTCAAAGGCTTCGGATTCACCGGGCTGGTCGGCCTGTCACCCATTGCTTTTGCCTGTAAATCGGCAGGTGTGGCAGTTGCGATGGAGGACCAGCAGCGAGATTTCTTTGCCAACGGCGCCAAGTCTCCGCAAATCCTCTCAACCGGCGAAAAAGTGCTGACTGAACAGCAGCGCTCGCAGGTCGAAGAGAACTTCAAAGAGATCGCTGGCGGTCCGGTTAAAAAACGCCTCTGGATTCTGGAAGCGGGCTTTTCCACATCGGCAATTGGCGTAACGCCGCAGGATGCCGAAATGATGGCGTCCCGAAAATTTCAGGTAAGTGAACTGGCGCGATTCTTTGGCGTACCGCCTCACCTTGTCGGCGACGTCGAGAAATCAACGAGCTGGGGATCGGGCATCGAGCAGCAGAATCTCGGCTTCCTGCAGTACACCCTGCAGCCCTATATCTCCCGGTGGGAAAATAGCATTCAGCGTTGGCTTATTCCTGTTAAGGATGTTGGCCGCATTCATGCTGAGCACAACCTCGACGGCCTGCTGAGGGGCGATTCGGCATCCCGCGCTGCCTTTATGAAGGCAATGGGAGAGGCAGGGCTACGCACCATCAACGAGATGCGACGAACGGACAACCTCCCGCCATTGCCGGGTGGAGATGTGGCTATGCGCCAGTCGCAATACGTGCCGATCACCGATTTAGGAACCAACAAAGAGCCCCGTAATCACGGGGCTTAATTTTTATGGGGGCCGTAATGCCTGAGATCGTAAAAACGCTGTCCTTCGACGAGACAGAAATCAAATTCACCGGTGACGGTAAACAGGGGATTTTTGAAGGCTACGCCTCTGTTTTTAATAACACCGATTCCGATGGCGACATCATTCTGCCCGGGGCGTTTAAAAATGCACTGGCGAACCAGACCCGCAAAGTGGCGATGTTCTTCAACCACAAGACGTGGGAGCTGCCGGTTGGTAAATGGGACAGCCTGGCCGAAGACGAAAAAGGCCTGTATGTACGCGGTCAACTTACCCCAGGGCACAGCGGCGCCGCCGACCTGAAAGCGGCAATGCAGCACGGTACGGTTGAAGGTATGTCGGTTGGCTTTTCCGTTGCGAAAGACGATTACACCATCATTCCAACAGGACGCGTTTTTAAGAATATCCAGGCTCTGCGCGAAATCAGCGTCTGCACTTTCCCCGCCAACGAACAGGCTGGCATCGCAGCCATGAAAAGTGTCGATGGCATTGAAACGATCCGTGATGTGGAGAACTGGCTGAGGGATTCAGTCGGCCTCACCAAATCACAGGCAGTTGGGTTAATAGCCCGGTTTAAGTCAGCGATTCGGAGCGAGTCCGAGGGCGACGGAAACGAAGCACAAATAAACGCTCTGCTTCAGAGCATCAAATCTTTCCCTTCTAACTTAGGTAATTAATTATGTCTGAACTCGCTCTCATTCAAAAAGCTATCGAAGAGTCCCAGCAGAAAATGTCCCAGCTTTTCGATGCACAGAAAGCTGAAATCGAAAGCACGGGTAAGGTATCCAAACAGCTGCAGTCGGACCTTGCGAAAGTACAGGAAGAACTGACCAAATCCGGCACTCGCCTCTTCGATCTTGAGCAGAAACTGGCCTCCGGTGCCGAAAATCCGGGTGAGAAGAAATCCTTCTCCGAACGCGCAGCGGAAGAACTGCAGAAGTCCTGGAACGGCAGCAAAGGCAGCTTCGACGCGAAAACCTTTAACAAGTCGCTGGGCAGTGATTCTGATTCTGCAGGTAGCCTGATCCAGCCGATGCAGGTTCCAGGCATCATCATGCCGGGCCTGCGCCGTCTGACCATTCGTGATCTGCTGGCGCAGGGCCGCATTTCCAGTAACTCCCTGGAATATGTCCGTGAAGAGGTGTTTACCAATAACGCCGATGTGGTGGCCGAGAAGGCGCTGAAACCTGAATCGGATATTACCTTCAGCAAGCAGACCGCGAACGTGAAGACCATCGCCCACTGGGTGCAGGCGTCACGTCAGGTTATGGATGATGCGCCAATGCTGCAGTCATACGTCAACAACCGCCTCATGTACGGTCTGGCGCTGAAGGAAGAAGGCCAGCTGCTGAACGGCGACGGTACCGGGGATAACCTGGAAGGTCTGAACAAAGTGGCAACCGCCTACGACACCTCGCTGAATGCCACTGGCGACACCCGCGCTGACATTATCGCTCACGCTATTTACCAGGTGACAGAGTCTGAGTTTAGCGCTTCCGGTATCGTCCTGAACCCGCGCGACTGGCACAACATCGCGCTGCTGAAAGACAACGAAGGCCGCTATATCTTCGGTGGTCCTCAGGCGTTTACCAGCAACATCATGTGGGGCCTGCCAGTGGTTCCGACTAAGGCGCAGGCCGCAGGCACCTTTACGGTGGGCGGATTTGATATGGCCTCACAGGTGTGGGATCGCATGGATGCCACCGTGGAAGTCAGCCGTGAAGACCGCGATAACTTCGTGAAAAACATGCTGACCATCCTCTGTGAAGAGCGCCTGGCGCTGGCGCACTATCGCCCGACGGCAATCATCAAGGGCAGTTTCTCTTCTGGCTCATGATGGAGGGGGCGGGGTGACCCGCCCTTTTAACGTATGGCGATAGATGTTCTGGATGTAATTGGCCTCCGTCTGTTTAAGCAGCAGATTGAATTTGAAGAAGACGACAGGGACGAGCTGATCACTCTGTACGCTCAGGCAGCTTTTGACTACTGCATACGCTGGTGCGATGAACCAGCGTGGAAAGTTGCAGCTGATATTCCTGCAGCCGTTAAGGGCGCTGTTCTCCTTGTCTTTGCTGACATGTTTGAACACCGCACCGCGCAAAGCGAAATACAGCTATATGAGAACGCTGCAGCAGAACGCATGATGTTCATCCATCGCAACTGGCGCGGTAAATCTGAACCTGAGGAGGGCTCCTGATGGAACCTGGACGATTCAGGCACAGGGTAAAAATTCTCACCTTCACGACTTCGCGCGATCCATCTGGTCAGCCGGTTGAATCGTGGAGTGGTGGCAACCCGGTCCCGGCTGAGGTAAAGGGGATCAGCGGCAGAGAGCAGATGTCTGGCGGTGCGGAAACGGCGCAGGCAACCGTTCGCGTCTGGATGCGCTTCAGGGCTGAGCTGAATGCCTCTTCTCGTCTGGAAGTGCTCAGCGGCCCGTATAAAGGGCAGGTGCTAAATATCATCGGTCCTCCTGTAGCAAATGCGACCGGCACTCGCCTGGAAATTCTTTGCAAAACGGGAGCCGAAAAATGATTGGGACGAGCCTCGATTTTTCCGGGTTGAATGACATCGCAAAGGATCTGGAGGCGCTTAGCCGCGCTGAAAACAATAAGGTTCTTCGTGATGCCACGCGCGCCGGTGCGGAGGTGCTTAAGGACGAAGTGATCGCACGTGCACCGGTACGCACCGGAAAACTGAAAAAAAACGTGGTGGTTGTTACCCAAAAAAGCCGCCGCCGCGGGGAGATTTCTTCCGGCGTCCATATTCGTGGCGTTAACCTGCGCACCGGAAACAGCGATAACACGATGAAGGCGAATAACCCGAGAAACGCCTTTTACTGGCGATTCGTTGAGCTGGGCACCGCGAACATGCCTGCACATCCGTTTGTGCGACCCGCTTACGATACTCGCGAGGAAGAGGCCGCCAGCGTCGCCATTGCCAGGATGAATCAGGCTATTGATGAGGTATTGAGCAAGTGAATGAAGATAATATCTACGCCTTGCTTTCTTCCCTGGCAGAAGGACGGGTATACCCCTATGTTGCGCCATTAGGTAGTGACGGGAAACCGTCTGTCTCTCCACCCTGGATTATCTTTTCCATCGTCGATGATGTTTCCGCTGACGTACTGTGTGGCCAGGCAGAGAGCAGGGTTTCCGTTCAGGTCGATGTGTATTCCACTTCGATCGCTGAATCACGATCCCTGAGAGATTTGGTGCTCGCTTCGCTTGAGCCGTTAACCCCTACAGAGGTGGTAAAAATCCCCGGGTACGAGCCAGATTATCGGCTCTACCGTGCCACCCTGGATTTTAAAGTTACCCCCTGACAATTAATTCACCCAACGAACCCGCCTGATGGCGGGTTTTCTTTTTCCAGGAGACAGCTATGTCTGCACTTTATGAAAAATCGCAGCTGACGAAGATCCTTATTTCCTCCCTGCCAGCCACCAAAGAAACGATGGATTCCGCAACCTTCCTCGATCTGAGTTGCACCATCAAAGAAATTCAGTTCACCGGTGGTCAGAAGCAGGATATCGACGTAACAACACTTTGCTCTACCGAGCAGGAGAACATCAACGGCCTGCCTTCTCCGTCAGAAATCTCTCTGTCCGGCAACTTCTACAAGAATCCGGCGCAGGACGCCTTGCGTGATGCGTATGACAACGATACGACCTACGCTTTCCAGGTCATTTTCCCGTCCGGCAAAGGCTTTAAGTTCCTGGCTGAAATCCGCCAGCACACCTGGTCTTCCGGTACCAACGGCGTAGTGGCGGCAACGTTCTCCCTGCGCCTGAAAGGTAAGCCTGAAAGCATCGAGTCTGGCTCCTGAGAGGTCGCATGAAGAATATTAAAAATCTCGCCCTGGCTAAGATGTCGGGTTTTCGTCATAAGACGGTCGCCGTTCCTGAGTGGGAAGGCGTCAAAGTGGTTCTCCGTGAGCCGTCAGGTGAAGCCTGGCTGCGCTGGCAGGAGGTGGTGAAAGGGGGTGCCGACGATGAAAATGTGTCGGTATCGGAAAAGGCGCACCGTAATCTTTGCGCTGACGTGGTGCTCTTCATTGACGTCCTGTGCGACACCGATAAGCAACCGGTATTCAGCGTAGACGAAGAAGAGCAGGTGCGTGAAATCTACGGCCCCGTCCATTCACGCCTGCTCAAACAGGCTCTTGACCTGATCAACAATGCGGACGAAGCGCGGGAAAAGTCTCAACCCCCGGCGTAAAGTTTCTGATGTCGCTTGCGCTCCGGATGGGGCGCACGCTCTCAGAGCTTCGGCAGAATATGACGGCAAGCGAGCTTCTGATGTGGATTGAGTTCGACAGGCAAAGTCCGGTTGGCGATATCCGTGGCGACATTCAGGCAGCCCAGCTCGTCTCTGCCATCTACGGCTCGCAGGGGGCAAAAGTACCGCTTGATGATGCGATCCTGCGCTGGGGGGGCGATGAGCAATCAGAACCGAAGGACCCGTTTGCAGGGCTTGAGGCTGCACTTACAGCTGCGACACAGTAAGAACATTCTTTTTGCTCTCTGGCTAAAGAAATTTGGTGATTACAATCCCAAGCCTGCTTTAACACGAGTTTAATCCAAAATAAATTGCTGTTAATCTGAGAAAAACTAAGAGGATGTGCAATGAAAAGATTTATTTTGGCTCTGGGTATCTCTAGCGTGCTTTCAGGTTGTGCCGGTCTGCTTGATAAACAGGACCCTATTTGTTCTGGTGTAGCCATGGTTGGCGGACAAGAAACAACAGTACAAATTTATGGCATTCGTAAGGTGGTTGAACAAACTCAGTATCGAGCTGGCTATCCGTTTAACTGGCAGTGGGTCGCGGCTTTGTTGAATAAATCAGATTTCGGGTAAGTCTCCCCCGTAGCGGGTTGTGTTTTCAGGCAATACGCACGCTTTCAGGCATACCTGCTTTCGTCATTTTGTTCAGCGCTCGTACCAGGGCCATAGCCTCCGCAACCTGACCATCGTAGTCACGCAGCGTCAGTGAACCCCCGAACAGCTGTTTTACCCGGTACATCGCCGTTTCCGCTATCGAGCGACGATTGTAATCTGTTGTCCATTTCCACCGCGCATTACTCCCGGTCAGCCGCTGATTCGCAACAGCACGGTTACGGTCTGCATATTCACCGGGCCAGTAACCCGCACCTTTTCGGGGCGGGATAAGCGCGCTGATTTTCTTACGCCGCAGTTCATCGTGACATAGCCGGGTATCGTAAGCGCCATCGGCGGCGGCTGACCTGATTTTCCGGTGGGTTTGCCGGATTAACCCGGGGAAGGCCTCTGAGTCCGTAACGTTGTTCAGCGACAGGTCAGCGCAGATGATTTCATGTGTTTTACTGTCAACGGCGAGATGCAGCTTACGCCAGATACGGCGGCGTTCCTGGCCATGCTTTTTGACTTTCCACTCGCCTTCACCGAAGACCTTCAGCCCGGTGGAATCAATTACCAGGTGTGCGATTTCACCCCGGGTGGGCGTTTTGAAACTGACATTAACCGACTTTGCCCGCCTGCTGACACAGCTGTAATCCGGGCAGCGTAGCGGAACGTTCATCAGAGAAAAAATGGAATCAATAAAGCCCTGCGCAGCGCGCAGGGTCAGCCTGAATACGCGTTTAATGACCAGCACAGTCGTGATGGCAAGGTCAGAATAGCGCTGAGGTCTTCCCCGTGATGAAGGCGTTGCCGACTCATACCAGGCCTGAATAGCTTCATCATCCAGCCAGAAAGTTATGGAGCCACGGTTGATGAGGGCTTTATTGTAGGTGGGCCAGTTGGTGATTTTGAACTTTTGCTTTGCCACGGAACGGTCTGCGTTGTCGGGAAGATGCGTGATCTGATCCTTCAACTCAGCAAAAGTTCGATTTATTCAACAAAGCCGTGGGTCGCATCCAATAATTTCAAATCCAATACTTGTTCAAAATGAGTTTGTCAGATACGAACTCCTAAGTTAGCATAATGTTGCTGCTGTGAATCCACCTATGCGGATGGGCGTACAGTCAAATTTCTCTGATGAGAAACGTAAACGAGATCGCGAGTTCTTTGACTGGAGGACTCACCGGGAGGCACCCGGCACAGCAGCAACAAATTAAACCTCGCTCCGGCGGGGTTTTTTTTCGCCTGGAGAAATGTGATGGCAACATTACGTGAATTGATTATTAAAATTTCCGCTAACTCGCAATCATTCCAGACGGAAATTTCCCGCGCCTCACGCATGGGGCAGGATTATTACCGAACCATGCAAAATGGTGGTCGTCAGGCCGCCGCTGCCGCCAGAGAGAGCGAAAGGGCATTATCTGATCTGACTGCCGGATTTGCATCGGCTGGAAGGGCTGCCGCCGCAGCTACGGCAGCTTTTGCAACGGGTAAAATTGTGCAGATTGCTGATGAGTGGAATTCCGTAAACGCTCGTCTTAAACAGGCATCATCTTCTGCTGATGATTTTGCTGCTTCACAGCGTCAGTTAATGGAAATCAGCCAAAGAACCGGCACGGCATTTTCAGATAACGCAAACCTTTTTTCCCGCGCAGCAGCCTCAATGCGCGAGTACGGTTATAGCTCTGACGAAGTTCTGAAAATTACCGAAGCTGTCTCTACCGGCCTTAAACTTTCTGGGGCTAACACTCAGGAGGCGAGTTCTGTTATCACTCAGTTCAGCCAGGCGCTCGCACAAGGCGTTCTTCGCGGTGAAGAATTTAATGCCGTTAACGAAGCCGGTGATCGGGTAATCCGCGCTCTGGCTGCGGGAATGGGTGTAGCCCGTAAAGACCTCAAGAGCATGGCTGACCAGGGACAGCTTACGATCGATAAGGTTGTCCCAGCTTTAATGAGCCAGTTAGGAGCATTGCAGGGCGAATTTGCCAGCATGCCACAAACGGTTTCCGGATCCCTTCAAAAAGTAACTAACTCATTCATGGCCTGGGTGGGCGGTGTAAACCAGGCAACCGGTGCTACTGATGCGTTGTCTGGCGGATTGGATAATGTTGCCCAGACGCTTGATTCTTTTACTTCATCAGCAGTGAGCGGCGCGCTGAATGACGTTGCTGACAATATGTCAACAATTACAACAGTCGCTGGGGCGCTTGTTGGTGTTGGGTTGGCAAGATACCTCAGCGGAGTTGTAACCAGCGCCAGTAGCGCAACAGGTGCGCTAATTTCAGCTGCGAAATCAGAGGTTGCCCTTGCTGTCGCGCAGGATAAAGCGGCTCAGTCTGCTGTTGCAGCTTCAAGGGCAGAAGTTTATCGAGCCCAGCAAGCTGTTCAAAGATCGCGAAGTGCAGATGTTCAGGCCGCTCAGCAAGAAAAAATTGCGGCAGCGGAAGCCAAAGTCACAGCAGCTCAAGCCAGGCTGACCACTGCTCTTGCAAGTGGCTCCGCCACAGAAAAAGTCAGGGCCAGAACTGCGCTTGAGCGTGCGCAGGCAGGGCTGGTGGCTGCAAAAAATGCCGATGCTCAGGCTATTGCTGAAAGACGACTGGCTTCTGCGGAGGCAGCCAGAGACAGGAATCTGGCAAATCGCGTCTCCACCCAGCGAAATCTCAACAATGTAACATCAGTTGGTACTCGCCTGATGAGTGGTGCACTTGGTCTCATCGGCGGAATACCGGGTTTGGTCATGTTGGGTGCTGGTGCCTGGTATGCGGTCTATCAAAATCAGGAGCAGGCACGTCGTTCCGCCCAGGAGTATGCTGGTCAGATTGATGAAATTAGGCAAAAAACCTCACAAATGTCTCTGACCGAGACGGATGAAAATCGTGGGCAAACCGTTGAGGCTCTCGTTGAACAAAATCGTTTGGTTGATGAGCAAGCCAAAAAGGTTGGTGAGCTGAAGAACCAGATCGACGATTTGAATGCATCGCGTGGAAAACCGGGCATTACCAGCGAGAACGATGCAAATATCCTTAAAGCAATAGCTATTGTTACGGATCAACTCGCTGTTGAAGAGGGAAAATTGAATGACATGCGAGATAAATCTCGCGGCATTCAGCAGGCTCTCGAAGAAATTGAGCGGCGTCGTAATGATTTAATACGCGAACAAGCCTGGCGACAGAATGCGGTATATCAATCGATGATCATGATGAATGGTCAGCATACTGAATTTAACCGTCTGCTGGGTCTGGGAAATCAGCTATTAATGGCCCGGCAAGGGCTGGCTAACGTCCCGCTCAGACTTCCTCAGGCCGACCTCGACAAAAAGCAAACCGATGCCCTCGAAAAGAGCCGCCGGGATCTGGAGTTGTCACGCCTGAAGGGTGAAGCAAAAGAGCGCCTGCGACTGAGTTATGCAGCCGATGACCTGGGGTTAACCAGTGATCCGCAATTCCAGACAGGCCGTCAGGAGTTGATTAATAACGGTCTTGCTGAATGGCGGAATAATGAGGCCAACAAACCTAAGGCGAAGGGCGGTAAAACCGAAGGCGAGAAAACCGAGGATGTGTATAAGCGCCTTATCAAGCAGCAAAAAGAGCAGATTGCCCTGCAGGGTCAGAATACTGAGCTGGCGAAGGTTAAATACCAGGTCAGCCAGGGGGAACTTGCTTCTCTGACGGAAGCCCAGAAAAAGACGGTATTGCAGAATGCTGCACTGATTGACCAGGTTAAATTGCGTGAGCAACTGCGAAATTACGAAGCCAACCTTGCCGACAGTAACGCCAGCGCCCGCGCGGCCAATGAAGCGCAACTGCTGGGATACGGGCAGGGAACCAGGTTCCGTGAAAGACTTCAGGAGCAGTTCAATCTGCGTAAGGAGTTTGAGCAGAAGAATACCGATCTTCTCCGCCAGCGTCAGGCTGGTGAAATCGACGAGACGTTCTATCAGCAGGGGCTGGCACTTAATAAGCGCTACCTCGAAGAGCGCCTGCGCGACCAGGAGGGATATTACGCAGCTTCTGATGCGCAGCGTGACGACTGGATGACGGGACTGTCTGAGGGTTATGCGAACTGGGTGGACGAAGCCACTGATTATTCTTCCATGGCCGCTGACGGCATGAAGCAGGCCATGGGTGGCGCGGTCACCACGATCACCGACATGCTCAATGGCAACGTTGACAGCTGGAAGGACTGGGGCGTGAGCGTACTGAAGATCATCCAGAACGTTCTGGTGAACATGGCTGTTGCTAATGGCGTCAGCTCAATTGGATCACTGTTCAGTTTTGGCGCCTCGTCAGCCGCAACCGCCAGCAGCGGTACCGCTATTCAGAATGCCGGCGCGAACTTTACCTTTAATGCGAAGGGTAATGTTTACGACTCTCCGTCCCTGAGCGCTTACAGCAATGGCGTTTTTCAGACGCCTCAGCTGTTTGCTTTTGCCAAAGGCGCAGGGGTTTTTGCCGAGGCTGGTCCGGAAGCCATTATGCCGCTTACGCGCGCCGCTGATGGTTCGCTGGGCGTTCGGGCAGTTGGTACTCCGCAGGTCTCCGGCGGTGTGCCTTCAGTTAACTTCGGCGATATCAATATTCAGGGTGGATCACCACAGGCAGCCAGTCAGGGAACCGCCGGCGCCGCTGGCAGACAACTGAAAGATGCCATCACTGGCGTCATTAACGAACAGGCCAGCATGCCGGGCTCGCCTCTGTGGCGATTAATCAAGGGAGTTTAACCATGGCAGTCGAAACCTTCAGCTGGTGCCCAAAGGTTGCCTCTCAGGTTGATACAAGTTTTCGTACCCGAAAGGCGCAGTTTGGCGATGGCTATACACAGGTGGCCGGGGACGGCATCAACCCGGCAACACCTCAGTGGAGCGTGAGCTTTACCGGCGACGAGGCTTACATTCAGGCCATTAAAAACTTTCTGAACAGACATACAGGGTGGAAGTCATTTATCTGGAAGCCGCCGCTTGAGCCTTCAGGTTTATGGCGCGCGGAATCCTTCCAGATATCTACCCACGGCAACAAAAAATACACCCTCAGCAGCACATTCATACAGGCATACCATCCATGAGTATTTCATCTGATGTCCAGAAACTGGAACCGGGTAAGCGCGTCCGCCTGATCGAGGTGGACGGCTCAGCGTTCGGTGCGGGTATTCTTCGCTTTCACAACGAGACAATCCCGCATACCGAGGCGGAAATCATCGCCGCAGGCGGCGACGAGTCAAAACTTGAGCCGAAGTCGGTGTGGTGGCAGGGGCAGGAGTATGGCGCGTGGCCGTATGAACTGACCGGCATATCTGTAAGCAGTGACGGCCAGAGTTCACGGCCGTCACTCACTGTTGCAAACATCAGCGGTACGATTGGCGCGCTGTGCCGCAGGTTTCAGGGGATGGCTAAAGCAAAGGTGATCATCCATGACACCTTCGCCCACTACCTGGACGCAAGAAATTTTCCTGACGGGAACCCGACTGCGAATCCCAACGAGGAGCGCAAACAGGTTTATTACATCGACCGTAAATCAGGATCGGACGATGAAACCGTAGAGTTTGAGCTTTCCAGTCCAGCCGATTTGCGAGGGCAACTCATTCCGACCCGGCAAATTCAGCCAATGTGCACGTGGTGCATGCGGGGCTGGTACAAAACCGGGAACGGCTGCACCTACGCCGGGCAAAATGGCTGGTTCGATAAAGACGGCAACCGGGTGGACGATCCTTCACAGGATGTTTGCTCCGGACTGCTGTCAACGGGGTGTAAACCTCGTTTCGGAGAGAATGAACAGCTGGATTATGGCGGGTTTCCCGGGGCTTCACTTCTGAGAGGATAATCATGCGCGAGAAAACAGTTAGCGCCATTCTGGCGCATGCCGCCGCATCCTTCCCTGAAGAGTGCTGTGGCGTGGTTATCCAGAAGGGGCGGGTGGAGAAATACATCCCCTGCAAAAATAATGCTGAGTTGCCGACTGAGCAATTTGAACTTAATCCTGAGGATTATGCGGCCGCCGAAGAGCAGGGCACTGTGGTGGCGATCGTCCACAGCCATCCCGGCGACGGGGCAACAACTCAGCCGAGCGAGCTCGACATGCTGATGTGTGATGCCACGGAACTGCCCTGGATTATTGCATCGTGGCCGGAGGGCGACATTCGCACCGTCATGCCTCGTGAAGACCGTCCCCTCACAGGGCGCCAGTTTGTACTCGGGTATGCAGACTGCTGGTCTCTCATCATGGACTATTTCCGCATCGAGCACGGCATTGAACTGCCCAACTACAGCGTAGATCGCCACTGGTGGGAGCAGGGTGAAAACCTCTATATGGATAACTGGCAGGAATGCGGTTTCCGTGAGTACGACGGTCCCGCTCAGCCAGGTGACATGGTTATCATGCAGGTTCAGTCCACCGTCCCGAACCATGCCGGGATTTTGCTTGATGGCAACATGCTACTGCATCACATGTATGGCCAGCTAAGCCAGCGTATTCCCTACGGTGGCTATTACCGTGACCGTACCATCAAAATTCTGCGTTATAAGGATTTGATGTAATGGAAAGAAAAACCGTTATCAAACTCAGCGGCTCAATGGCTCAGCGATTTGGCAGGACACATCGCCGTGCACTAACGTCCGCCAGCGAAGTTTTCAGGGCGCTTTCTAACACCATTGACGGCTTTGATGCTTATTTGCGTGAAGCTCGGGCAAAGGGACTGGATTTTGTTATTTTCCGGGATCGTCGCAATATCGGGCACGAAGAGTTTGAACTCCTGGGGCCGGGTGATGAGTTAAGAATAATCCCTGTGATAAGGGGTAGTAAAAGAGCTGGAGTTTTCCAGGCTTTGCTCGGAACGGCTCTGGTCGCTGCTGCCATATGGATGCCGGGAGTTAGTATCGCAGCAAGTAACCTCATGTTTTCCGTTGGTGCCGCAATGGCCGTTGGCGGTGTAGTGCAAATGCTCTCTCCTCAGGTTTCAGGTCTGCGAATGCGTCAGGAACCTGATAACAAACCCTCCTATGCGTTTGGTGGTCCCGTTAACACGACGGCATCTGGCAATCCCGTCCCCCTGCTTTATGGGCAACGGGAAATAGGCGGCGCTATTATCTCCGCCGGGATATATGCAGAAGACCAGCAATAAACCAAACCACCCACTGTAAGCCACCTGACGGTGGCTTTTTTTATGGACGCGATATGACGACGACAATCATCAAAGGCCGCGGTAAAGGTGGCAGCAATCAGACCCGAACACCCGTTGAAGCACCGGACAGCATTCAGTCCATTGCAAGGGCAAAGGTGCTGATTGCGCTTGGAGAGGGTGAGTTCGCTGGCGGGCTTGATGGTAAAAACATTTTTCTTGGTGACTCATCTTCCTACACGCCTCTTCAGAACGCCGACGGAAGTTATAACTTCAATAATGTGAAATATGAGTTCCGTTCCGGTACTCAGGACCAGGACTACATTCAGGGCTTCCCCGGCATTGAAAACGAACTTCAGGTTTCATACGAGCTGAAACAGGCTGTGCCGTACGTGCGCGCGGTATCCAACACGCAGCTCTCTGCGCTGCGAATTCGCCTGGGATGGCCAACTCTTTTACTCCAGAAAAACAACGGTGATAAAGTCGGCACCCGAGTCGAGTATGCTATCGATCTTTCGGTCGATGGCGGGCCGTATGAAACGGTGGTTAACGGTGCTGTTGATGACAAAACCACGTCGCTTTATGAGCGCAGTCACCGCGTCAATCTTCCGAAAGCCTCGACTGGATGGCAGTTGCGGGTTCGCAGAATCACGCCGGATTCCACGAGCGTGAATATCGTCGACACCATGCGCGTTGTGGCCGTTACTGAAATTATTGACGCCAAACTTCGCTACGTTAACACAGCGCTGCTGTATGTAGAGTTTGACGCAAAGCAGTTCCCTAATGGCATTCCTCAGGTTGTGTGCAATCCGAAAGGGCGAATCATCCGTGTACCTGATACTTATGATCCCGAAACCCGCACTTATTCTGGTACATGGGAGGGCGTATTTAAATGGGCGTGGACGGATAACCCTGCCTGGATTTATTACGACATCATTCTGAACGAGCGCTTCGGGCTGGGTCAAAGAATCGATGCGACTCAGATAGACAAATGGGAACTTTATCGCATCGCCCAGTATTGCGATCAACTGGTACCAGACGGCAAGGGCGGCAGCGGGACGGAGCCTCGTTTTCGTTGCAACGTTTATATCCAGGACCGTAATGACGCCTGGACCGTACTTCGTGATCTGGCGGGTATATTTCGCGGCATGACGTACTGGGGCGACAATAAGATGTATGTCCTGGCCGATATGCCCCGGGATGTGTGGCACATCTACAACCACGCCAGCGTTGTTGAAGGAAAATTTACCTTTGCGGACCCGAGTGAAACCACCCGAAACACTGCCGCGCTGGTGAACTGGTCAGACCCTGCCAACCACTACAAAGATACGCCTGAGCCTGTTTACGATAGCGATCTGGCCATGCGCTTCGATTATCGTCAGCTCGAAATGACTGCGATCGGCTGCACCAGGCAGTCAGAGGCAAACCGGCGGGGGCGCTGGGCGCTGCTCACTAACGGTATCGGCGAGGTGGTGACCTTCAGCACGGGCATGGACGTCCCCCCCGTTGGTGAGGTGATCGGCGTGGCAGCTAACGAGCTGGCAGGAAGAACTATCGGTGGCAGGGTGAGTGCTGTTAACGGCCGCAACATAACCCTCGATCGCGCCGCTGATGTGAGGGCCGGGAACCGGCTGTTTTTGAATCTTCCATCAGGCACAGCTCAGGCCAGAACCGTCCAGGCCGTTAACGGAAACACAGTCACTGTCACCACACCCTACAGCGAAACGCCGGAGGCTGAATGTAACTGGGGTGTGGACTCTGACGATCTGTTTATAGCGCTTTTCCGTGTTACGGGAACGCGGGACAACAACGATGGCACTTTCGAAGTCACCGGGACGACTTACAACCCTGACATCTATTCCGCCGTTGATACCGGCGCAAGATTGGACGAGCGTCCAGTCAGTGTCATTCCGCCAGGGGTTCAGGCTCCCCCAGGAAATATTTTCGTAGACAGTTACTCTAAGGTTAACCAGAACATTGCGATTACCACCATGCGCGTTGCCTGGGATGCTGTTCAGGGTGCAGTTGCGTACGAGGCGGAATGGCGGCGTGACAGCGGAAACTGGGTAAGCGTGCCCCGAACGTCTTCTCTCGGCTTTGAAGTGCAGGGTATCTACTCGGGTCGCTATCTGGTCCGCGTCAGGGCGGTGAACGCCAGCGACGTTTCATCAGTCTGGGCGACTTCATCAGAAGTGAATCTTACGGGTAAAGTGGGCAATCCGCCGAAACCGGTCGGCTTCATCGCTTCCGATAATGTGGTATTCGGTATCGAGCTGAGCTGGGGATTCCCGGCGAATACCGACGACACGCTGAAGACGGAAATTCAGTACAGCCTGACCGGTACCGAAGACGATGCGATGCTGCTGGCCGATGTGCCTTACCCGCAGCGCAAATATCAGCAGATGGGCCTTAAGGCAGGGCAAATTTTCTGGTACCGCGCGCAGCTGGTGGACCGCAGCGGCAACGAATCAGGGTACACAGAATGGGTGCGCGGGCAGGCAAGTATAGATGTTTCTGATGTCTCCAGTGTGATTTTGGAGGACATGAAGGAATCTCAGACGTTCAAAGACCTGATCGAGAGCGCAGTGGACAGAAATGAAAAAATTGCTGGTATGGCTGACGATATCAAACAGGCCAACGATGAACTGGCGCAACAGGCGCAGGAAATCGCCAAAAACGCCCAGGATATCGGGAAGGTTCAGACCAGCGTTACAAACCTGTCGAGCACGGTCGGGGGTGTGTCTTCTTCTCTGAGCGAGCTTGAGCAGACCGTTGCGACGGCTGATACCGCGCTGGGCCAGCGAATCGACAGCATCAGTGTGTCTATGGACGGCATGGCGGGGGGAGTGAAGAACTCCGCCATCGCGATTATTCAGGGCAATCTGGCTCAGGTGGCCGCGCGCAAAACGCTGTCTGCATCCGTCGCCGGTAACAGCGCGCAGCTGGATCGCATTGATGAGGTGATCGTCAACGAGAAGGAGGCAACGGCGCGTTCGCTGCTGAGTGTGCAGGCGGAAGTCAACGGGAACAAGGCATCCATCAACAGCCTGAACCAGACGTTCTCCGATTACCAGCAGGCCACGGCCACGCAGATAAACGGAATCACGGCGACCATAAACGGACATACGTCAGCCATTACCACTAACGCTCAGGCCATCGCGAACGTTAATGGTGATCTGAAAGCGATGTATAACATCAAGGTTGGCGTCGCCAGCAATGGACAGTATTACGCCGCAGGGATGGGGATCGGCGTCGAGAACACGCCATCCGGCATGCAGTCACAGGTCATCTTCCTGGCTGACCGCTTCGCCGTAACGCACCAGGCCGGAGCCACGGTGACCCTTCCGTTCGTTATTCAGAACGGGCAGGTGTTCATCAGAGACGCGCTGATAGGTGATGGCACCATCGGCAACGCCAAGATCGGCAACTACATCCAGTCCAATAACTATGTCGCTGGCTCAGTCGGGTGGAGGCTGGATAAGGGCGGTACGTTTGAGAACTACGGTTCGACAGCTGGTGAGGGGGCGATGAAGCAGACTAATCAGACGATTAGTGTCAAGGATGCCAACAATGTGTTGAGGGTGCAGATCGGGAGAATTACGGGAACATGGTAACGGGAGGCCTCTTACGGGGCCTCTTTTTTTCAGGAGAACTGGATGGCGGAATATGGTGTTCAGACATGGGACGCATCAGGCAAGGTAAACAACTATGGCGTTAAACCTGTCAGCGTTTGTGGCTATCTCCAGCTGGCCCAGAACCAGAAAACAGGCTCTTACACAGTAGCGCTTCCACCGGGTTGCAGGCTGACCTATTTTCAGAGCATGAACGGCGATCAGTTTGGTACGAGTCGGAGGAAGATCACCATTTCGGGGGGAACAGCAACAGTGTCAGCAGCAGGTGATACCGACTACTCAGCAGGGACTGAGCCTGCGGCAGCGGCTTATCTCATTTTCCAGATCGAGAGGGCATAAATGGCGGAGTATGGCGTTTTACTGACGACCACGAGCGGGGAAGTATGGGTGACCGCGAACAGCTCGCCAATCGCTCTTCAGGCGCGAAAGACAGCGGCACTTCAGGGAACATCGGGGTTCAATACCAAAGTGACGCACACATTCCCCGCAGGTCAGCCCGTTGTCGCGTTCGTTCATTGCACGGTTGAGGTCGAAATCACTCAGACGATAAGCGGGAACACCATCACGATTGATTTTCTCAGACCGAATGCAACCGGCACAGCGTACGTTTATTTTTTCTCTATTTTCCCGCAGACAAAGCCAGACTACGGGCTGGCTGTGTGGGATGCATCAGGGACGCTGATTTTAACAAACGAAACGCGCACGCTGAGCGATGTTGTCACCCTCGGTACCGCCGGGGTGGATGCCAGCTCAGGATACAACATCAATACAACTCTGGCGGGGAAGTGGGCCTGTATGCCTGCCATGCTGGGGCTAATTACCGGGGTTATATCGGCTGGCGGTCAGCCGCAGCCATACATGGCCATATACAAGAGCATGGCAAAACTTGAGGGAAGCAATACGCGGATATTCGCCAGACCGCAGACAACCCCCGGCGGCAACCTTCAAAACGTCGCGTATTCGAATCTGAGAAACGTGATTATGGCCATCAACTGCGCCAACTATGATTGATCGTTTTGAACGATCAATTTCGAATAATTGATCTACCAAATCAATTATATCCCGTTGATTCATATTGTTATTGTGTAGCTTCATGAATGCCCTGGGATATAACCACTATGAAAAATATGATTCTTTGCCTGGCGGTATCGGTATTGCTCTCCGGTTGCGCTGGCGTTATTGAGAAACAGCAACCCGTATGCACCGGAACAGCCCTGGTCGGCGGACAGGAAAGCAGCGTCCAGATCTACGGAGTCCGTAAACAAAACAATCAGACGCAGTACCGCGCCGGTTATCCCTTTAACTGGTCATGGGTGAGCGCCAACACATTCACCAGCACCACCTGCCACTAACCCATTCAGTTTTGAACAAACCCCGCTCCGGCGGGGTTTTTTATTGCCTGGAGAAAATATGCTTTATAACACTGGCACCATCGACATTAACGGAAATACAGCCACCGGCACCGGTACGAACTGGACGGCGCCAGCCAGCCAGATTCGGGTTGGCCAGACGTTGTTTGTTCTTTCTAACCCGGCACAGATGTTTCAGATCACCGCCATTAACAGTGCGACGTCATTGACGATTACACCCGCCGCGTCTCCGGCGCTGAGCGGCCAGAAGTACGGCATTCTTGTTACTGATAGTCTCTCGGTCGACGGCCTGGCGCAGAGCATGTCTCAGCTGATCAACGAGTACGACGAGAACATCGGCGCGTGGGAGACGTTCGCCACGACCTCAGCAAACCAGAATATCACCGTTACCATCAACGGCACCGCCGTAACTATCCCTGGCATTGGTAAACTGGCACAGAAAGGGAGCAACGGTGCGCTTGCTGTCGCAGACGGCGGAACCGGCGCAACGAATGATGCAGACGCTCGCACAAACCTCGGTTTGGGAAGCTCTGCAACAAAAAACACAGGAACAACGAGCGACAATGTCATGCAGCCCGGCATGTTTGGGCTTGGTCGTCCGGATGGGGCATTAATATTCAACACAACGAGCCAGGATGATCTTCTTGTTGGATTGACAGGATATGGGCTTACAGTTCTTCGAAATGATGCCCAAATACCTGAGCCATGGAATATATGGAACTATTCACCGACAATATTTGCCCGGACAGGTGATACGTATAGCCTTTTTTCAATGCCTTTTCAGTCATCTGGCAAAGTTCGTATTTTTGGTGGTGCAGCAGCAACTGGATGGAATCACAGCAGGATATTATACGATGATAAAAACACAGTCGTGGATAGCAATGGCTTTATAAAGCAGGCATCCCCGGTCGTCAAAATCTTCACTGATGGTAAGTATGAAACTAACGACGAATCAGAAGGCGTCACGGTGACTCGTCTGGATGTCGGGCAATATCTTATTGAAGGCTGTAAAGCACTCAATTCAGACGCTGCCTGGGGCGGTATCGACGGAGGATTTGAAATCCCCACAGACAGGAATAAGCAACCGCTCATATGGCTGGATTATGAGGTTAGCGCGGATGGTTCTGTGCTGGTGAAAACCTACCACCGAACTCACCCTGATGCGCCAGCATTTGCCAGGAATGAGCGTGATGGATTGGCAGATGGTGAGCCGGTTGACATCCCGGCTCACCAGTTCGTCAGCGTTCGTGTAGAAATGCCAGTTGACAGCATCTGGAATCAGAAACAAACGGAAGAGGCTTTAAAGCAGGAACAGGGCTCGTAAAAAACCGCCGCCCATTTTGTGTAAGAATGAGCGGCGGCTGATTGCTCAGTGTTCATGCCCGAGCAAACGTCGGGAATATTACCCGAACAATATCTACAGGCCAACCTGGCGAACGGTCGGGAACTCAGAAACCAGCCACATATCGGACTCTTCAAACATCTCCTCCAGCAAGCGGTTCAGTTTTTCCCGATCGCTTTTGCTGGCATCGCTGTTCAGGCCGTTCGCCTGCATCGGCTTCACCTTCACTTCGGCATCAGGGAAAATCTGGTGCACCCGTTTCGTCAGCTCTGCCAGGATAATCTCTCTGGCGCCAACCAAACCATCAACATTACGCTTGTCATAGACCAGCTCAACGAACATAAAGACCTCCGGAAACGACTGTATTTTTAAAGAGAATTTATACTGGTTATTTGTACAGTGTCAACGGTTGGGTATATAGCATTTCAGAAGAGATCCATGGGGCATGGATGGGGCAAAAAAATTGTTTTTGAGACGGTTTGGGGCATGGGTGGGACATTTTTACTCATATGAACTTTGGTGATTTTCATATGAAGGGAATTTTATGTAATTGATAATTCTAAAGAATACACATGCTCTTGGGCGTTCTTTAGTGATTTTCAAAATTGCCGCGTCACGCAGTTAAAGTGTCGGGCATACTCTTCAAGGCCAGTAATACCCAGGCGCACCCATTTCGGGTGCGACCACTGGGGCAAACCCACGTACATCAT